TTCTGTCCACCTTCCTGTATCTCCTGCCGCGAATGTTCCATCTCCTATTACCATATTTTTAGTTAGAACTTTTTGAAGATATTTTTTGCGTTCTAATGCCGTCTGTTCTTTAGTAGGATAGTCTATTTTATAAAAATTATTGGAAATTTCCTGCATAACAAGAGCTACATCATATTTATACAAAAGATCGTTTGCGTTAGCTGTTCCTACAAATTGTCTTCTCAACCCAATTACAGTATTAAACGTTTCATATGCCTTAGAATTACGAATATCTTCAAAGGTATATTGCCCTGATCGAGCCAGCCCCATAACTTCACTAAATCTTTTAGTGATTAATTCACCGTTAGCTTTATTAGCTTGGTTAAATTCAGTTTTCTTTTCAATATTATCAATAAAACTGTGGTGTTGACGAATACGATCTATTGCATATTTTCGGACAGAGTCTCGTACATTTGGATCAACATTTTCTATTGTTGCATTAAGCTGAAGATTGGCGGCTTCCATGAATGTTTCCGCTTTTGACATCCCCTCTTTAGGAGGATTGTAAGTAATCTCACTTGCTAGTGTTTGAAATCGATTAGATAAATCAATCTCAACTTCACTCCCATACCTAGTATATAAAGCCTTCTGATACGACTCACCATAGAAGGTGTTATCATTAGGTATTGAGTCAGGTAATATAGGCTCACCATATTCATTACGACCAAGTTTAGCAGATGCCGCATCAAGCGCACCTTCTTTTATTCGTTCTTTCTTTCCTTCTTGGAAAGCCATCTCGCCAATAGTGTCTAAAACCTTAGCGGCTCCTAACATACTGTTAGCCTGTATATTCGCAACTCTGGTAATTCCTGACGTATCTACACCTGCAATTGGTGTAACCTTGCTTTGACTTACATATGGTTTTATAGCCATTTTATGCCTTTCTACTGTAAGCTGGGTCGACAGATACTTTCTTTGCTTTATAAGCACCGCCCATAAGAGTACCAGCAGGTTTCAGCCAAGCTGTTTTACCCATTGCTCGATATGAATCACCTGTAATATCTGATATTTTTGCTTGCTGAGTATAACGATCCGTTTTTAACTGACCTAAAAGCCTAATGCTTTCGACATCTGATTTTAATTCATCTTCTGAATCATTTTCTATCGCTAGAAATGACATACTTGAATAGGGATCATAAGATGTTGAATTTATATTAGTTGATTTTAATGCCGCAAATTTTTTAAGCCTTGACCTTTCAGTCTGCGTAGCTTCCAAGCTTGCCAAAGATGCATTAGTAGTATCAATCTCAGCCTTTATACGTGCTGTCTTAGACCCAGCTTTCGCTTGTGTTGATGCCGCCGCATACTGAGCACCCGCACTTGCAACCGATGCCGCCATTACAACATATTCCCAACTCATGCTAATATCTCCTTCCAAATACTGAGGATTGTTCCCTTGAGAGGAGCCGTTTGTGTAATAGTCACTTGGGCATCACGCGACCAACCACCACCATAAAACTGATACGTTCCTGTTACTGATGACGGGCTGGTGCTAAGATCGTCATCAACCTGACGAATAAGAAATTCCTGACCATTCACTGCAAAGTTAGCAGTGTCGTAAACTTCAACAATAATTTCACCAACCATCTTTTGCGATCCACGCAAAGAACCATTCGGCCCCTGAATGTTAGCTGGCATATCAATAATCTTACGAGTAAAATTCAAACCAGCAACAGGAGCCGTGCCAGTTTCGTTTAAGGTAATACGCCCCGTAGATGCCACGGTAAAATCTCCATGATAAATATTACTATCAACACAAGAGACACTTGAATTAAGAAGGTGAGATAAGCCACCCCATATATTGCCAGAGACATTACTTAATGTTGCGGAGCAATCTACTGTTTTAAGAAAATTAAATTTCTCTAAATAATAAACCTGTTGATAAGTCTGCGCTGATACAGCCAATCGTGTAGAATCAGATGTTTCAATTGTCAGCAAACCTGTTGGGCTACTTTCTGTAATTGTAACAATATTAGCACTGGGGTTAGCCACAGTAAATAAACTGTGACTATTAATAGTAGTATATATATTATCCGCGGTTGTATCGTTGTTCGAATAGGGTCGCCACCCTGTACTTTCTGATGGAGATGACCCACTAGAAGCTTCTGATGTAAACGTATATGCAGTACCATCTGCTATGGTAATCGTTATTGTTGTACCAACAGCAATATTCGCATAATCAGTAACCGTGATTGTTCCATTTTCTCGTACATTTTTATTATCACGTTTAACAGAAACAAATATTTCACCATTCAATTCTGTTACACTTTCAAAATCACCAATTGTTTCCCACGGAAACCATGCCGCGATCTTCTCTGATCGAACAGAATGATAAATAGAAATATTACCGTCTGCATTAACAATAACATTAAATTGTTCAGGGCCAGTATCGTTACCGTAAAAGACCTCCTGATCCTGTACATCATTAATCATGTCGTTAGACACCAAACTGATCGGTTCAGCAGTATAAGATTGCTGAAGGTCATTCCACAGCAATTCTCGCACGACTTTTCCCGTATCCTGTATGAAGAGCGTAGCACCATCGTAACGCTTAGGAGGGGCTTGTGCGCTACCATAGGGTACAGTAAAGCGAGGATTGAAGTTAGAAGGGCTTACAGGGGTCGTATTAGACTCTTGAATGTAATAAATACCACTATCTGTGAAAACAGTAAGATGTCGACCAGAATGAAGGTGAAGTATTTCAGAAACACTATCTGATCCTAATGGTGCTTGGATGCTCTCTGCATCAAGCCCAGTTCCGACATTAAAGTTAAAGAAGGCATTTGACTGTGACGAAAATAAATGAGAGGGCAAATCTCTGGAGCCGCCAAACCACAATCTACGAGGGTGGAACGCACACGATTTAGCATACCCTTTCGCCGCTGAAAAAACATTTTCGTCCCAATCGGTATCGGCAGATGTTCCCGACAGAGTTTCCCGAACCGTAACGGTAACATGGGTGGTATCGGTAAAACCTGTGACATCACATTCTTTTCCTTTATATCGGACGATCGATCCAACATGAGCAGAGACAAAAGAAGCCGCTGAAGCTGTCAAAGTGACCCCACTGCCCGACGTTGCACTAGGTGTTAGCGTCGTACTATCGTCAGCAAATTTATAAAATGGCTGATATCGGGGATAACCAGAGCTATGAGACTCAAATGCATAAGCGGCAATCGTAAAGGTAGATGCCCCAGTACGCAGTAATTTCTGCATTGCGAAGTCTTCATGTGTAATAATTGTTGTATCGCCAGCCGAAGTTAAACGCATCTCCCACATAGTAGTTGCGCTCCACGGCTGAGATGTAAGGGTCTGCAACAAGCTACCAGCAGAATTAAATATCTTTAGTTCAGTATTTGAGAAAGCAAAAACATACAACTGTGTCTCATTAAAGCGCAGTTTCTCAAGGCGTGTATGACCAGTTAATGCCGCCAAATAGTCTGAGCCAGGTCGACGACGCGCTCCTCCTTGAACCAATGGAGAGTTATTAAGAAGATTTTCACCTGAGTTATTATATACACCAACATCAGAACGCGACATCATACGAGGATCAAGTTGACCAGATGAGAAGTTGGTTTGAAAAGTTGTTGCTCTTAAAGGCATAGTCTACCTCCGAGCAATAATAAAACGGCTTGTCGTAATTGCGTGGGTTGTATCAGCCTGACCATCCTGACTTCTAGCCTTACGTAACGCAAATTCAGCCTGTTGTTGAAAGGTATCAGCCATATCAGGCTTTCCCGCCACCGACATCGCAAAAATGCTGGCAAGCTTTAATTCAGCGGCATATCTGAAATATGGAGGCCAATCCTGTTCCAGTGCCCGAAAAATGTAATTCATTGTCAGGATATTGTTTTCGTCATAATTGCAGTACACTTTGTCTGCATAGAGCTCATAATCAATATCTTTATCATTAACCGTTACACGGCGTATCAATAAAGCTTCTGTTGGTTTTTGCCATGCATCAGACCAGATCGACTCTGGTGTATCTGAAACATGAGACAGATCAGCCTGTGTCGTTGCAAACGACCACGGTGTATCTGTTAAAATATCTTCAATTGCCTCATCATATATATGTTCGGCAACTATTGCTCCGCGACTGCTCCCGTCAAAAGCCGCAATAGGATCAGCCCCAATGAGAACTAATCCTTTTGATGCAACAGCAATATCAGTAGTCGCTACACTCATTCATATACTTTCAGGAACAGGCGGGACTCAAGCCAAACCAGAAGAGAAAAAACCCTTGCCCCGCCATACTCCGGCGTGGAGTTCTAATCGCCGTCCGTTACAACTATCGCCGTTCCATCCGAAACGTCGACGGCTGTACCATTGTTCGATAGCACCCACATTAATGTTCCAGCAGTAACAGAAGTAGGGGTAGCTACTGTGCCACCAACTTGCTGTTGTATAATTAGATCACCAACATTCAGAAAATCTACTGCGCTGTTGAAATAAGCCGCTGAATTGACCGTTGCCGCGGTATCAAGTGAACGGTAGAAATAAATATTAAAACCGCCTCCTGATCCCATTTTGACAAGACCTGCCGCACTATAAGCCATGATTCAAATCTCCTTTATCAAGCACTGTTGTAAACACGCTCAATGCAAGCCGTATCATCGATAAGACCAGCACCATGCGACATTTTAGCCATGACCTGATTGGAATCATACTCAGCAAGATAATCTATCCGCTGTGAGTAATCCTGACCGATTGCATGACCAGTTGAAGAACGATGATAGTAGAAGCACTTAGCATCGCTAGAGCCGTCAACAGGTAAGTTTTCATGTGGGAACCAGTTAAAGCCCAACCACTTCTTAGCTGTCACGCCTTCAAACCAAAGCTGTTCACTTGGTACATAATCAGCGTTTGAAAACTCATCAAGATCGAGTAGATCGCCCCAAGCTTCCCAGCAAACACAAGCATAAAGCTCACCATCGAAAGGAATAGAAGCATTACCAAAGTCTTCCATAATTCCGATTGGTGTAGCCGCCGCAGAAAATGTTTCAGCGGTACTTACGTTGTTACTGTTAGCTGACGCATCCATAGCTGTGAGTATGATATCATCAGTATCTTTACCCATAGCCGCCGCGATATTCTTAGCTTGAACACCACGCTCGTCATGTTGGATTTTTAACTCATCAAGATCGTCAATCATCACTGATGCATAACGGTCTTGTAGAGAGACTTCGACAGGTGCATGGGAAGCTTCAGAGCGAGGAACCTTGCCGTTTCGGGCTTTAGTTCCAACGTCTACGTTTCCAATAACCTGAAAAGTAGTAGATTCACCAGTAATACCAGCTTTGGTACGAATGGTGTTACGCAGTTTGGAACCCATTTGTTGGTATTCCATATGCGCCTCAGATTCAAATTGCTTAACAAATGAATCATTAATATCTGGAAAAGCCATTGCTATCCTCCAAATCGTTGAACACAAGAGTTAAAGTTAATTCGGGTGTCGTCGGATTCGTAGGACGGGTATCCATAAAGGGCCGCTTTCCGAAACTTCAGGCCGAGGGTTACGGTAAAAAAATGACCTGCTAATAACAACAGGTCAACGGACAGAATAAAAAATGTCCAAGTTACACAGGGAGAATTAATGAGCTAATGCCGCAAAACCAGCCTCCACACGCTTTACATAAGCATCTTCACGATGTCTGGGATCACGATAACGTGGGTCTTTCTGCATGGTTTGAAGCTCTTCTAGGGTTAAAGCCCCTTGTTTCTTTTCATCACCGCCATCAAGTGTCGCACCAGATGTTTTATTGATAAGCTCCTCCATCGCCATAATAAACTCACCTGATGTTGCCTGACCAACAACAGCGGCATAAGCATTTTCAGAGAGATTTGCTTTCGACCACATATCAACACGCTCAATTCGAGCCTGAGCGTTCTCACCCAGTTTGGCAGTTTCAGCTTTTTTGTCTGGCATCATCGCCATTTCATTGGCGACATAGAGACTGACCACTTTATTATACTGTTCAGGTGATAAACCAATTTCATGAGCCAATTCCCCAAATTCTTTTAACTGGGGATTTTCTTTATCCATTTCAAACTTGGCACCTTCAGGAATAAGTTCAGGATTTGGCTCAAAAACATAATCAGCCGCCGTTTCAGGAACATCCTTTCGTCTATTGGTTTCTAATTTTTTGGAAATTTCAGCTTCCAAGTCTTCATTTTTCTTACCAAAAGCACTGGCTATCTCATTATAACCTTTGCTTAATTTCTCAACATCTGTCTCACCACGCTCGGCGTTCCAGTATTTTTCAGGCACATATTCAGGCCGCGAAGCGGTTTCCGTATTAACTTCTTCTGTTGCTTCAGCTGGTGCTTCAGCCTCTACTGCACCTGCACTATCGTCATTCATCGCCAGAGTCCTTTCCTTGTTCTACTCGGTTTTCAATTTCAGCGACAATAAATCGCTGGCCTTCCATATGCATGAGGGTATCTGGCGTAATGCCCGGTCCTCCTACACTATAGATACTGATTTGTTTGAGATGATTAAGCACAGCTTTACCTGACCCCTTGGAAAAGGTTGCCCGATACATCTTGTTTAATTTTATAGCTTCTTCTGATTCACCACGCCGTTGTTTCATTAAGGCATTAACTCCCTCATTTGTGATACCATTTCACCACCACCGCCTTGAGCCATTGCTTCTCCAGTTTGCTGGGTAAGTTGCTGGCGTTTTTCTTCATCCATCAGGACAGTAGGATCAACCTCGTACCAAGGCGCAAGCTTTTCAGAAAACTTGGTAGGATCAACAATTGTCTGGACTGTAGCAGGGCCGAATAACTCACCAATTGTTCTTACATAATTAATATGTTGTGAAATATCTTCATTGCGCTGGGCTCTCATCATTGGAGAAACAGCACGAATCTGAATTTCCCGACCATCAATTTGGGGAAGCGTAATCCTTCCCTGCTTCTTTAGGATATATAAAACCCGTTTCATTAAAGGCAGAACAAGTTCAGCTTGCAGTCTACCATAGGTACTTCCCAATTGTCTGGAAAGCTCACCCATACGTTCGGCAACCTCTGTTGCACTGATTGGTGTACCTTCTCTGCGTCCCAATGTCTCATTGTAAAGAGCTCGATTAATGTTGTGACGCATATCATTGAGCACCAGTTGGGCAACATCGAAACTTCCCGGGAACTGTAAAGCTTCTAATCCCCTGCTTCCTGCTGATCTGGGAATAACTGTGCCCGGTATCATACGGATGTTGGCAGGGTTTAACACGCCATCATCATCCCCCTGCCACACACCGGAGACTGCCAGTTCAGCATTTTCTAAAATAAGCTGAACCGTCAGGTTGCACGTTTTAATTGCACTAAGAGCATTAAATATTGGGCCTCTGCCATAGATTTCACCTGCGGTTTTAGCCCAGCGGAAGGACACCCATGGATTTGAACCTATCCCTGAATACGTTTCACTATGGATTTTATGCTCACTGGATTTAAGATAAACGCAATAGTGATGAGTTTCATCTATCTCTGCCCAATCACGATAGCAAACCTCAGAAAGCGTTATTTCTTTATGCGGCTCTTTATCAAGCAAGCCTCGAAGCTCTGTATTGAAGATCGCTTCAGGCCATATGGTCTTAATATTGTCAACCCGAACAACCCGTTTACGGTACTGAGCTCCAATTGAATCATAAGGCCCACGTTCCAGAGCAACATGGCTCAATGGAACGGCATTAAATTTGAGAGGATTGACCGCATCACCTTCTTCAATGGTCATATTTCCTGTGCCAATGCCAACATCAAGCATAGCTTCATGGACTTCTTGGCTAAAATTAGAATTATTGATGACTTCAAAAGCATAGTCAGTAACCTCATCAAGTTCGCCCTGCAAGGTTGCCAGCTGTTTTTCATCGAGCTCACCAGCGGCGGCTGGTGCAGGTTCTAATCGCGTCC